GCGACTGAGACTGCCGGCGCGGCCTTGGGCGTGAGGATGAACGTCGCCCCGCTCGGGACCAGCACCGACTCGTCGAACGCGACCCGCACGGCCTTCGGTGCGAGCGCCTGCGCGCCGACGACGCGTGGCGCAGTCCGGTCCTCGACGACGAATGAGTACACCTCGTCGAGCGAGGCCGCGCCGCCCACGGTCTGAGCGAGCACGCGCACGTGGACCGTGGCCAGGCTCGCAAGCGGCACCACCGGGTGCAGCACCACGCGGAGCGTGTCCGCCGTCTGCGTGACGCCGGCGAGCGCGCCCGCGAAGGCCGGGGCGAGATCGGGCACGGCGCTGCCGTCGAACGCGAGGACGCCGTCGACCCACACGTGCGCGGAGGCGCGGTCGACGCCGTCCGCTCCGGTGTCGACCAGTTCGAGGGCGATGGTCGCATCGATGGGCACCCCGGTCTCACCGGGACTCGGATCGCGGTTCACGAGCACGAGCCTCGGCGCCGTCACCACGAGCGCGACCGAGTCGACGTAGAGCGCAGGCAGCTCGAGGGTGCTCATGCCCGGCTCCTCACGCGGTCACCAGCTCGAGCCGCACGCCGACGGTGTGCAATCCCGAGAGCTTCGAGACGTTGGCGGCGAGGTCGGTGACGAGGCGCTCGCGGCCGGGCTTGGCGCGCATGGCCGCGAGCTTGGTGCCATCGACGAGGATGCTGGCCTCCCACGCGAGCCCCGGAGGGGTCGACGCGGGCACGCGCACCCGCAGGAGCGCGCGCAGCAGCATGACGCTGGTGAGGTCCGTCTGCTGCGTGACCTCGGCGTGGTCGCCGGGCGCGAGCTCGAACAGGTGCCCAGGCTCGGCGTCGCCGAGGACGAACGCGTACTCGCCCCCCGTCGCCTTCGGCGTCGCGATGCGCCCCTGGCCGCGCCCGAGGCGACTGGTGAACGCGGTCAGCGCCATCGCTCACACCTGCCGGAACAGCTCGAGGTGGTCGAAGTACGCGCGCCGCGTGACGTCCTTCACGGAGAAGCCGAAGCCGCCGCGCCCCGACGTCAGCGGCTGCGAGCCGGAGTTGATGCCGAGGTGGTCGTCGATGAACTCCACCATGCCGGACACGGGCTGCCAGTCGGGCGGCGTGCCGATCGCATGCAGCGCGAGGTCATTCTGGAAGACCTTGAGGACGACGTCGCCGTTCGTGTTCACAATGACGTCGAGCCTGAGGTGCAGCCAGGTCGCCTGCGCGAAGCTCGCCGCCGACTTGAGCAGCACGCCGGGGCCATCTGCCGTCGGCAGGCCGACCGTCACCGCGCCCTTCCGGAGCACGATGCGGTGCGGGTCGTCGTCCGAGAGCCCGAGTAGGTACGCGCTGTCGTTGACCGAGTTCCCCTGGCAGCAGAGGAACAGGAACGGCGAGAAGCCCGTGGGCCCGCCGCCCGGACCGCGCTGCACGACGCCGCGAATCGAGCCGCCCTTGGCCATCGGCGCGAAGCTAGCGAGGTTGGCGAAGAGGCCCACCGCGCCCTCGACGGCTGCGAGCGAGTTGAAGGCGTAGAGGAAGCTGCCGCCGCCAGGTGGGCGCGCGATGCCCGCGGTCACGCCCCAGGGCCGCCGCACCTAATGTCCGAAAATCCCAGCAAGAACTTCGAATGCGTAGTCGGGGTTCCAGCCGGCAATCTTGCGTCGCTGCGCGATGCTCCTCGCTCCGTTGGCGGGGGCCCGCTTCAAGAGTGACGCCGTGAGCTTGCGGAGCGCCGTGAGGTTGGCCGCCGAGTTGCGATCACGGACACGAGACTTGTCCTCTCCGAAGGTGACGTCCAACACCCAGTGCAGGGAGTTCTCGATCCCCCAATGCGAGCGGATGCGCGTTCCCATCGTCATTGCGTCGACGTCGAGACTACTGATGTAGTACGCGCGCTCGACGGAGGTCTTCTCGCCGACGGTTCGAGTGCGCTCGACCTCGACGATGCTCTGGGCCTGCTTCCACGCGCCGATCCCATCGATGCCGCCAATGTCGCGGATCACTCGCACCCGACGGCGCTCGATGCGTCCGTGTCCATTCTCCTCCGCCATGTGCTGGTCCTTGACGCGGCTCCGCTTCGTGCCGGATGGGAAGGCTGCGAATTCGCTTTCCAGTGCCGTGTGGAGCTTCGGTTGGTTGTCCTTCACAGCGAGAAGGTAGTCGGCCTCAGCGTCGATGATCGTTTCGGCGATCGCCCTCTGACACCCCATCGCATCGATCGTGACCGTAGCGCCGCGGACATCGATGGTCTTAAGCAGCTCCGGGATTGCAGTGATCTCGTTTGACTTGTCGTCGACCGATATCTGCCCGAGAGACACGCCCAGCTCTGTCACCCACGCGCTCACGACGTGAAGTGCGCCCTTGCCCCGGCGCCGGTCGAGCGAGCCCCGCATGGTCTTGCCGTCCAGCGCCACGACCTTGCCATCAAGCTCCGTGACGAGATCCTGGAGGATGACCGTCACCGCGTCACCGAACTCCCTCGGACTGATTGCCTCGAACACGCGCCGGAACGTGTCCTCTGAAGGTACCCCGTTCGGAAGCACGAGAAACGTGCGCAACCATGACAGGCGGGCCTTCGCGAACGCCTCCATGTCGCTCCACGCCGTCGCCCCGTTGATCACCGCGAGCACGCCGATGACCAGAATGTCGGTCAGGCCGTGCAATCGAGTGCGCTCGACGCGCGGGTCACGAACCGAACCAAAGGCATCGACCAAGCGTGCGGGAACCATCCCGCGGCTCCCTCACACCTGCGAGGAAGTGGCCAAATTAGATGCGGCGGCCCTGGGTCACGCCCCGGTCCACTGTTGCGATGTCGAGTCCGTCGTTGAGGTAAGTCCAGTCTGCTTCGGCCATCGTCGTCTCCTCAGAGCGTCGTCATGCTCGTCCAGCCGTTGTTGAAGTCCTCGACGGCCTGGGCGCCCGCGTTGAACATCGCGGCGCTCGAGGTCACGGCCGCCCACGTCCAGGCGTAGAGCTGGTTCGAGCGCCACTGGTCCTCGAAGTCCTCGCGCGGCTCGCCGTCGAAGACGCCCGTCGCAGCGACGACGTCCGCCCACTCCCGCGCGTAGGGCACGTTGCTCCACCCCGTCTCGCACTCCTCGGCGGCGAGCCCGTCGAAGGTTGCGGTGACGAGCTGCGCGGGCGGGAGGTCGTAGAGGTACACGACGTTGGCCCAGCCGCTCTCGAACTCCTCGTAGCCCTTGAGCGCGCTGTCGAAAAACGCGAGCACCACGACCACGTCGTCGATGGAGTCGAGCCGGTCGAACCAGCGCTCGAAGTTCTCCCACGCCTCTTCGGGCGCGGCGCCGAAGCCCGCGATCTCCTCGATGCTCGTCACCGCCGAGAGCGTCCAGTGCTCGGCCTCGCCGGGGAGCGTGCCCGCGTCCTCGAAGCTGGGGTTGAGGATCGCCATCAGAGCAGCTCCCCCGTGTCGCCGTTGGTCAGCGTCACGGTCCGCAGAACCGGGAACTCGCGCACGTTGAGGCGCACGTCAGCGGGCAGGCCGTTGAGCGTCAGGTCGAGGCGCGAGTCGCCCATCTTCCGCACACCGGGCGTGTCGCGGATGACGTTGAAGAGGTCCGACCAGGCGATCTCGCCGACCGGGTTGCCCTCTGCGTCCTTGATGTTGAAGCCGAAGTCGACGAGTGGGTTCGGCGTCCCGTCGGGCTCGTTCACGCGGAAGTACGCGGCGAGGTTCGCGCGCACGCGGTCGCGCACATCGTTAGCTGCGTAGCCTTGGCGCAGGAAGATGCGCGCGGCGACGTCGACGAGCTTGTAGACCGGGTCCTGCACGCTGACCTGGAACGTGAGCGTGCACGGGTAGACCTCGGTCACCTGCTGGAACACGAGGTTCTTCAGCGCGGGCGTAGGCATCGCCCCGGGCGCTTGCGACTGCGGGATGACGTAGAGGATGCCCGTGTTCTCGGCGATCGTCGGGTCCTCGTTCGAGGTGAGCATCAGCGCGCGGGCGACGCCGGAGAGGCGGCGCGCGTTGATCTCGAAGTCCTCGCGCGCGACGGTGCGCGTGAGCGCGCGCAGGCTCTCGGGCGCCAGCAGCTTCGCCGACGCGACGGTCTGCCGGTCCGCGCCGCCCGAGGCGGGCGCGGGGTTCCGCACGCTGACCTGCACCGCGTTGCCGTACGCGTCCTTGAAGGCGCCCTCGATGACGGCGATGCGCTCGGCGTCGACGTTGCCCGCGCCGCCGCCGCCGGTCTTGTAGGTGACCGAGACGGTGCCGCTCGGTGGCATGCCGCTCACGCCGTTGCCGAAGCGCAGCGTCGCTCGGTCGTTCTGGTCGACAGCGACGACGAAGTGCCGGTCGTTCGGGCGCGAGTCGAGGAAGCTGTCGACCTCGGTGAACGCACCCTGCGGCGTCGACACGATGGCCGAGTCGTCGAGGTACGGGGCGAAGTCGAGATGCAGCTCGAGGTCGGCGAGCCCGCGCGCATCGAAGAGCTGCGTGTGCGTCTTCGAGTTCTCCACCAGCGCGAGGACGCGCGGCGGGTCGGCAGCAGCCGCGACGACCGCAGGAGCGAGGAGCTGGAAGCGCACCGGCTCGGTGACTTCCTGCGTGCGCAGCACCGTGCCGACCGGGATGGTGACGCTGGCCACCGGCACACGCGCGAGCTGGAGCCAGACCTCAGCGGTCGCCGCCTGCGCGCCGTGGAGCCGGTAGCCGAGCATCTTCGCCAGCGCCATGACGCTCTTGCGCTGCGTGGCCGTGACGAGGCGTGACTCGCGGGCGAGGTTGTCCTGGTAGAAGGTCAGGACGTCGCCGACATAGGCATAGAGCTCCACGAGCAGGTTCCCGAAGCTGGCGACGTCGAAGTCGGTCCAGTCCGGGAACACGCTCTTGATGAGCGCGATCAGCCGCGCCCGAAGGGCGTCGAAGTCTTTGTCGGTGTAGTCGACGGACTCGGGCAGCGTGGCCACGGCGGTAAGCCTCCGTCGAGGCAAAGCCGTCGAGCCTCGGCTCTCGGGGACCCGGCCTGGACGGTCAGCGCTCGAAGGACACGGCCACGGCCGCCGCCACGTCCCGCTCGCGCACCCGCACGCGAAGCGTGAGGGCCGGCCCGTCCTGCTCGACGGTCAGGCTGACGAGCTGGGCGCCGGGCACCCAGCGCTTGAGGGCGTCGCGCACGTAGACGCGGGCCAGCTCCTTCAGGGCGGCGTCGTTGCGCTGGTGACGCAGCAGCGCGAGCCCCGCGCCGAAGTTGGTACGCCAGGGCAGCTCCCCCGACGAGCGCGCCGTGGCGCCCTCCGTGAGCAAGGCTTGGCGGACCTTCGAGGCGAGCAGCGCTTCACCGCTGCCCACCGCGAAGTCCCGCTTCTTGTCGCGCCGGAACGGGATGAGGAGGTTCTGGGCTTCGCGGCTCATGGCGTCCTCCTCACGGCACCGGGATGGCGCCGCGCACGTCCTGGAGCGCCTTCACGATGGCGTCGATGGGCGGCACCACCTCGTCCAGCGGACGTCCCGCGAGGTTCGAGAGGTCCGGCACCTCGGGCGCGCCGACCATGCCGAGGAAGATGTTGAGGATGCCGATGAGCTTGCCGAGGCTCGCGAGCGCCTTGCCGACGTTCGCCGCCTCGGTCGCGACGTTCGCCTGCGCGCAGCTCGTGATGGCCATGAGCCCCGCGTCCTCGAGCTCGGTGGCGCGATCGATGGCGCCAAGAATCTGCTGCATCTGCTGCTGCA